TGTCCGTCGATGGTCAGGTGCTCCTGGTCCACAACCGGACGCGACCGCGCCCTTACCGCCCCCAAGGGCTGACCATCGACTCGTGGGGCCGGGCTCTCCAGCACAGCATGGCCCTGGCTACGACCCGGGGAAGGGGATGTCCCCGGGGTCGTAGCGTTCTCAAATGTAGATGCTGTCCCGGACGGTGCCGGCCAGGGCGGCGGCCCGGTCATGGGCCATGACGGCGGCCACCGCGGCGTCGATCCGCCGGGGGCTGTTCTTGGCTTCCTTCGAGAGCCGGGCCCCACGAGCGTCCTCCCGGAGGACGGCGTTGCCGATGTGCCGGGCGAGTCGGGAGTCTCCCGAGTGGGTGAGCTGCTGGTTCACCACGGCCTCATAGAACCGGGCCGTGGCCGGCGTCATCCGCCCGGGTGACTGCGGGTATTCCATGACGGGCAACCCTTCGCCCTCGAGGAGTTGGAGGCTGCGGGCCCAGCGGAACGGGTCGGCGGCGATCTCCAGGACCCGCCAGCGCCTACAGGCGGCCCGTATGGCGGTCTCCACGTCGACGATGGGCACCTGGCGGCCGGCCGCCTCCCACAGCTCCACCAGGTCGATATGGGGCCGCTGGTCGACGGTGGCGACCACGAGGACGGTGGTGTCGCCGTTGAATGAGCCATCGAAGGAGAGGACGACCTCGTCGCCGTCGGCGATTCCTTGTACTTGAGTACAACTATTCCAGGCGGACGGCGGCAGCCATGCCTCCTCGAGCTGGTCGGTCAACTGACAGAGTCGGGCCCGCCGGAACGACGACTCGCGCATCTTCGGCGGCAGACACGCCTGCAGGCCGTCACGGGCGAGGAAGTCATCCAACGCCGGGTTGGCCAGTTCCCAGCAACGGGCGCAGTCCACCGGGTGGTCCTCGAACCCGGCGGCCGAGTGCTCCCGCCACACCACCAACTCGTCCTCCGGGTGGTCGAGCGCGTAGGACCGTAGCCGGCCTAGCACGGTCTGGTCGAGCTCGGGCCCGGGTGTCCCGATGGCCAGCACGACGGAGGACTTCTGCTTGCCGGTGGCCAGCGCCACGACCTCATAGACCTCCTGGTCGACACGGCCGGCCTCGTCGACGATGGCGAGGGTGTAGTCCAGCCCCTCGAGCCGTTTCGGCACGGCGGGTAGGACATGGAATGAGGCACCACGGGCCGGCACGGTCATGTGGTCATGGAACAACTGAACCCGGGCCTCAAGCTCCGGGTGCAACTCCACCATCCTGACGGCGATTCGGAACGTCAGCCCGGCCTGCCGCTCGTCAGTGGCCACGACGACGACCTGGGCGCCGTCTACCCCGGCCAGTAGCTCGTAGAGGGCCAGGATGGCCGTCAGGGACGTCTTTCCGTTCCCCCTGGGCACCATCCAGCCGGCGAGGCGAGGGCGGGGCCTCTGATCCCACGTAGGCGATCAGGGACCGCTGCCAGGGCCTCAGGCGAAGGGGCTTCCGGACACCGTGTCCGCGGGGCACCCGTATGAAGTCGCGCGCGAACCGTGCCACCGCTAACTCCCGCCGCGTCGAATGACGCAGGGCCAAGGGCGACCCGTCTACAGCAGCCTTTGGACCTGCTTTCATGCCACAGCCGGCCCGTCAGGTGCGTCAGATGACGCAGCCGCGTGTGTAATGTCGCGTTGGGCTGGCGCGGGGTGGTGGGTTGTCCGTCTTGTCAGAACTTGGAGGGCTTGTCGGGCGAGGTGGGCGGATCGTGCGGCGTTGCAGCTGCGGCAGCGCACCACGAGCTTGCCTCGTGGGTCTCCGCCCTTGGCTACTTCCTTGACGTGGTCTGCGGTGAGGTCGGCGGACTGGTGGGCTGGCTGCCGTCCCCACCCGGGGCACCAATCACCGACGATGGCGCGGTGGTCGGCGACGACGCGGCGCCGTCGCTCTCGCTCTCGGTAGTCGTCGAGGTCGGGGCGTCGTGCTCGCTTGATGCGGTCGCGTTGGCGTTGGCAGCCGTGGCAGTAGGGCTTGCCGCGTACGACGTTGGCGCATCCTCGGTTGCGGCAGGGGCGGGGGAGCGGACTGCTCATCGTGGCTTGCGCTTGCGGGTAGTGCGTCGGCGTAGCTCGGCTGCGCAGGGTGGGCAGCGGTCGCCGTACATGACGGGGCCGTGGCAGCCGAGGTAGACGGGTGGTCGCTTCCGCGCCCCGGTGGGGGCGGTGTAGAAGTACCGGCCTTTACCCACGGCGGAGGAGGGTGAGGAGGACCGGAGTGGGGCGTGCGACACCCGAGGAGGACCGCACGCCCGCGACTCCGGCCCCGGCGTAGGCCGGTACCCGGACCACGGCGACGTGGTCGAGGGTGGCCCGGGTCCTGGTGACGCGGGTCCGCTCCGCGTTCCAGCGACTCCCGCCGGGAACCTCAGCGAACCCGACGCTGAGGCCGAGGGGTACCCCATCCCGGGCGAGGACCAGGACCTCATTCCCGAGATGGGTGTCGGAGACGTGCCAAGCGCCCCAGGAAGCGTCAGCACGGTCCTCCAACTCTACGGTCACCCCGATGGGCAGGGTGCCGGCGTCACGAGGGTGCGTTGCGGTGAGCGGGACCCGGGACGGGTCGGTGCCGTCCAGGGCGCCGCGTTGGAACGTTTCGGTGACGAGGCGGCCCCGGTCGACCACTTGGGCCGTGACACCCCAGGGAAGCAGGGGGCCGACCAGGGTTCGCCCGTCTCCTCCATCCCGCAGGTGGAGGGAGCTGGTGAACTGGCGGGTGTGGATCATGCCACCGCACCTCCGGCGGGTGGTTCCTGGTCGTCGATGCCGGGGATGGGGGGGAGGTCCTCGAGGTCGCGGACCTCGGAGAGGAGTTTCCAGCCGGCCCGGATGGCGCTCTCGTGGGCCTCATAGCGGCTTTTCAGGTCGGTGCGGACCAGCGCCGCGGCGTTGAACTTGACGGTCGTCGTCGACGACAGGAGCACCGACAGGGCGGTCTCTAGCCTCACGATCCAGGGGCGGAGGGTGAAGGTGAGGAAGTCGAGGGCCCGTTGTTCCACGTTGGCGTAGGTGAGGCTGCCTCCGGCTTCGCTGGCGATCATCTCGGGTTGCATCCGGTAGTAGCGGCAGATGGCCCGCACGTTGGCCTGGGTCGTCTCCAGGAACTGGGCCTCTTCGGGGGGATCGTGACGGCCTGGAACTTGGCACCCGAACCGAGGACGGCGATGTCCCGGTTGCCGGCGTGGCGCTCCCGCCAGCGGGCCTTGAGCTGCTCGGCCCGCTCCGGCTTGATGTCCTGATCCGAGGTCAGGACCCCGCTGGGGATGGCGGACTCGCCGAAGAACTTGCTGGCCCACTTCTCGGCCCCTAGCCCTAGCCCGATGGCCTGACGGGCGTGGGCGATCGGTGACAGGCCGACCACCGACCCCGGGGTCGTGAATGTCTTCATGTGCCAGATGGACGCCGGGTCGACCTCTTGACCGTCGAGGCGCCAGATGATGCGGCTGTTCGCTTCGACCTGGACGCGGTCGGGGGCGAGCAGCTCCACCTGACTCGGTAGGAGGCCGGCGCCGGCGCGGTCGACGATGAGGCCGTAGGCGTTCCCCCGGACCAGCAGCGATTGCAGGGCCGCGTAGAGGAAGTCCACCAGGTCCATCGTCCCTGACGGCTGACGGAGCAGGGGCGGGAGGTCGGCCAGGGGCTCCAGCTCGCCCTTGCGGTAGGCGTACAGGGGCAAGGTCGAGATGGCCGAGCTGATGAGGTCGACGCATGCCCAGACGGCGGAGTGCTGCAGGGCCGTCTGAGGGTTGACCGGCACGGCGGCATACGTCGAGGCCGGGACGATGCTCCCGATCTGGAAGAGGTCCCGGTCGTGACGCTGCCACGGCCAGCGCATCGGCCTAGGTCGTGCCGACGAACGTCTTGACCGCGGCGGTGTCGATCAGGGCGCCGTCCAGCCGGACGATGCAGCGGAAGGCGATCAGGTCGTTCTGGAACCGGAACTCATCCGACCGCTCGAACCTGATGCCGTTGACGATCCTGATGAAGTAGCGATCCATCGCGCCGAAGGCGATGTACTCGGCGCCGTTGGCCGCGGCCGGCATGAAGGGATCGGTGTACACCGGGTACCCGAGCAGGCTCCGCCGGTCGCTGAGACCCTGGACGGGCTGGGCTGAGGTGTCCTTGAGCTTGCGGATGCCGACGTTGACGGCGTTGCGCATGAGGAAGGCGGCCGAGGGGTCCTCGGCGTAGGGCTCGAACACACTGCCGACCAGGTTCCACAGGGCATCCGTACCCTGGTTGGCGGTGCCTTGGGTGCCGAGGCCGGCAGCCGTGCCGGCGGGGCCGGTCACGCCCGTGCCGGCGTCCAGCAGCAGCCCGCGGGGCTGGCCGGAGCCGGTGCCGTTGATCAAGTGGTTGCCGTAGCCCGAGGTGCCCAGCCCGAGGCTGAGGGCCGCTTGGCGGGCCAGGAATGACAGGAGGTTGGTCGGGGTGTCGTTGGCCAGCTCCTGCGAGATTTCGAAATAGTTTGCGTATTTAATGCGCCGAGGGAGACGGTGCCGAGGGTGGGGTCGCTCTCGGTGATGCTGGCGCCCTCGGCCGTGAGGTTGGTTGTGACGAACCCGGTGGACCGGGGCACGACCAGGGTCTCGCCGGTGTCAGTGGTCACGACGGTGGCGCCGGCCCGCATGAGGGCCGAGGTCTCCACGAGGTGCTGGACGATGGTCCCGTAGACGTCGGTCCCCATCGCCTGGGTGGCCGTGGTCGTGAGGGTGTCCCGGGTATGGACCCGCACCCGCCCGGAGCGGCCCATGACGGGCTCGGGCACGTCGCTTGGCCACTCGTCGGGTAGCTGCTCTGAGTAGACCTCGATGGGTGCCGGGTTCTTGGCGAAGATGGCGGCGCGGAACTGGCGGGCGAGGTCGGCCGCTTCACGGCTCAGGGTCGGTTGCCGGCCGCGGGTGGCCATGGCGCGGACCTCGGCCAGCTGCCGGTCGCGTTCCTGCTCGATGCGGTCGGCCGCTTCCCGTTCGGCCACCACCTGCGCCTGATACTCGGCCAGCTCGTCGGAGGACGGGTCGCGGCCCTCGCTGGCGGCCCTTGTCAGGATTTCATCCTGGGCTTGGCGGGCCGTTGCCCGCTGGTCCCGGAGCTGGTCGACCAGGTTCGGCGCGGACCCCCACCTCGACTACTTGAACACTTCGATAGTTGACGAGGTAGAGAATACTACGCCGCGCGGACTAGTTGCCTTGGCTGGCCACCCACCGTGGCGTCATCCATTCCAGCCAGTCGCGGGCGGCATGGACGATGGACTCGCCGCATACCAGCACCCACACGTTTTCGTCGTCGGCGCGCATGCTGACCAGCCCGTCAGCGGCGATGTCCTCGAGGGCCTCGGCGATGCGTTCATAGGACCGCTCCGGCTTCAGCTGTTGCTGAATGGTGAGGGTAAGGAGGTGGGCGAGGAAGTCGCGTTGCGGGTCGGTGAGCCAGAGGATACCCGTCTGGACCTCGTCCACCTGGCCTGCCTCCCGCTAGTACGTCTCGCGTACTAGCCTACTTCGGCTCGGTCAGGGCGCGCTGAGCGCGCCAGAAGTCCTCGTACGGGTCGGGCTTGCGGTGGCGCTGGATCGTGCGTCGGATTGCGTACACCTCGGCCACCAGCACGACGACCAGGGCGCCGATGACGGCGATGCCGGCCAGCACGACGACGACGGTTCCGAAGATCGTCTCTAGGGTTCCCATGCTTCGTCCTCCACGAGCTTCCAGCGAAGCTCAATCGAGGCCAGGTCCCGCCGGGCCTCTTCCTGCCGGCGTGCCTGCCGCTGCGCGCTGTCATCAGTGCCCAGCAGCGCCAGTAACTCCGCGCGCACACCCGGGTCGAGCAGCGCCCGCCGCGCCTGTGCCGCGTTGCGCTGGATCCACTCCTCCCCGTCCAACCGGCTCCTCCTGATGGCGGGGAGGGCCCAACGGGCCCGTTCCGCCGGACCCTCCCCGGGTCGTCACTGCGCCCTTTCCCATCACGCCGGTTCGGCGTGAGACACAGGTACGACCGGCTCCATGGCGAGCAGCCAACCCTCCTCGGTTCGGATGGCGGCGATGGGCAGTGGCGTGTTGCTGCAGCGGTCAAGCCGCCGCGGCGTGTGCAGCCCCACGGAACGACCGCAGACCCAGCAGCGGCCGAACAGACGCCAACGGATGGCGTCAAGGCGTTCTCGGATGGGATTCACCTCCTTTCCAGGAGCGGACAGGCCGAGCTAAAGGGCATCACCCCTTCTCTCTCGCGGAGTGGTCGAATGCGACGACCAATAGAGAACGTTAGTGAACAACTGCGGCGTCTGCTTGTCAATAGTATCAAACAGTGTTCATAGGTGTATGAACCGGCATCGCTGGTGGTCACTTAGAATCAGCGGTGTGGATGAGTACCTGACGGAGGCGGAGGTCGCCGAGCTGCTCAAGGTGTCAGTGGGCACCGTCCGCCGATGGCGTCGGGAGGGGATCGGCCCGCCCGTGCTCTGGGCCGGCGGGCGACCCCGTTACCGCCGTGGTGACGTGGATGCGTGGCTCCAGCGCGAGAATGAGCGCGAGCCCGAGTAGCCGTTTGTGCTGGTCATGAGGCTAAGTAGCTAGTTCTCCCGGAACCAGGCGACCGTGCGGGCCACCGCCTCGGCGTGCGGGGTCGGCGTGAACGGACCGAACGACTGACCAAACTTCGACCAGTCGACCACGTACGGGGCCTGGAATTCGTACAGGACCTCGCCGACCTCGCGGATCATGGGCGAGAACAGGCCGGCCAGGCGGGTCATGGCAGCCGAGCCGGTGCCGATCCTGGACCGGCCGCTGGCCGCGACCACCAGCTCGAGGAACTGGCGGCCGGTGAGCGGCTCGGCCGCCGGCAGGTGCCAGGCCTGGCCGTCGGCCTCCTCCCGCTCGCCCAGGGTGGCCAGGCCGGCGGCCACGTCCTCCAGGTAGCTGAGGGTGTGCGGCTGGTCGAGGCGGCCCACCCAGCGCACGGTCCGGCCGGCCACGGCGGCGCGGAACAGACGCTCGCCGGTGACGCTGGTCAGGCCGCCGGGGCCGTAGTAGTTGGACGCCCGGCCGATGGCGACCCGCAGCCGGCCCTGGCGGTGCAGGTCGAGCAGGCGCTCGGCCATCCGCGCCCTGGTCCGGCCCTTCGGGCCGGTGGCGGCGGCCGGGAGGTCCTCGGTGAGCGGGCCGTCGTGGGGGCCGTACAGGTAGAGGTTGTCGGCCAGGACCAGCTTGGCCCCGGCGGCGGTCGCGCCCTCGGCGATGGCCTCGGTCAAGGGCGGGAAGGCGGCCGGCCAGTCGGTGTAGGGCGGCTGGGCGCAGTGGTAGACAACGGCCGCCCCGGCGGCGGCCGCCTTGGCGCCGTCCGGGGTGGCGACGTCGGCGGCCAGGCGCTCGACCCCGGCCGGCACGGCCGCGTCCCCGGCCCGGTTGACGGCCCGCACCCGGTGCCCACGGCGGGCCAGCTCCCGGACCAGGGCGCCTCCGATCCCTCCGCTGGCGCCAACGACGACGTGCATGGCCCGCTCCCTTCTCTACAGTTGTTCACTGTTGTTAATAGTGTTAACTCTACCGTATGCTGTCAACATGACGGAGACAGCGCCGCGGGCGCCGCGGCGGGAGCGGGTCCGCCAGGCCACCGTGGAGGAGATCAAGGCGGTGGCCAGGGCCCAGATGGCCGCCGAGGGCACGGCCGGGGTGACCCTGCGGGCGATCGCCCGGGAGATGGGCATGACCGCCCCCGCCCTCTACCGCTACTTCGGCTCGCACGACGAGCTGGTCACGGCGCTGGTCGCCGACGCCTACGACGCCCTGGCCGACGCCATGGAGGCGGCCGTCGGCGCCGTCGCCCCCGGCCGCCATGCCGAGAGGGTGCGGGTCGCCTTCGGGGCCTTCCGGGCCTGGGGCCTGGAGCACCCGACCGAGTACGCGCTGATCTTCGGCAGCCCGATCCCCGGCTACGTCGCCCCCGAGGCGACCCGCCCGGCCGGGCTGCGCTACACCGACCTGCTGGGGCGGCTGCTGGCCGAGGCCCACGCCGACGGCGCCCTCGACCCGGCCCGGATCGACCTGCGCGTCCCGCCGGCGCTGGCCCGCCAGGTCGAGGCGTTCCAGCGGCGCCGCGGCGGCCCCGAGGTCCCGGCCCCGGTGCTGGCCTTCGGCCTCGGCGCCTGGGCCCGCGTCCACGGCCTGGTCACCCTGGAGGTCTTCGGCCACCTGGCCCCGGCCGTCGGCGACGGCGCCGCCCTGTTCGAGCAGGAGCTGGAGGCGATCATCCGCCAGTCCGGGCTGGGCGGCTGACCGCGGCTAGGCCGAGGCCCGGACGACCAGCTCCACGTCCAGGATCAGGTGCATGTCGCCGGTCTCGCCCGCGATCTTGGCCAGCAGCAGGCGGGTCGCCTGGCGGCCCATCTCCTCGATCGGCTGGCGGACGGTGGTCAGCGGCGGCTGGGCGTAGCGGGCCACCGCCGAGTCCTCGAAGCCGACCACGGCCACGTCCTCGGGGAC